TTAGAGCGTCTCGGCACCAAGACCGGTGCCATTAAAAGCGCCGTCCGCGCCGCCGCCCTCGACGATCTGCAGGGCGCGCCCGACCTGCCTGGCGGCCTTCTCGCGCTCCGCGAGACCCGGTTTGATGTAATGGCGGTAATCTGTCCCCAGGTCCGTATGACCGTGCAGATCCATGATGCTCAGCGGGTCGACCTCGGTCGCCGCCATGATGGTCTCGGAGGTGTGGCGCAGGGCCTTGGGCGGGATATACCGCAGGTCATGGCATACGCACATGCGCCGCCACGCGCGTACGAGGTTGTCGCCGCGCATGTTCACGATGCGCTGCCCGCTCCACTCCCGCACCTGCTCCGTAACCGAAGTGCCGCCCTCGACGGTTATGCTTGGGCGCAGCTCGTCCATGATTTGGTGCAGGCGCTCTCGGCCGGCCAATAAAACCGGCACGGTGCGCACGGAATGGGCGTTCTTGGTCTCCTTCACGCCGTCCTCGTCCGTGTACGCGCGGCAGACCTCGATGTACTCCGAGACGGTCGGTTGGCCCGTTGCGAAGTCGTAGGTCGTGGTGACCTTGAGGTCGCACGGGCGCACGGCCAGCGCCTCCTCCTTGCGCAGGCCGCTCAGGCCGAGGATGAGGTAGGCGTTCATGACCAGATCCGCGCGGTCGTCGCTGGCGGCGAGCCTGCGCAGCGCCTCGGCGGCCTCGGGGATGCTCCACGGCTCCACGGGCGCCTGCTTGGCCTTGGGCGCGATGACGCGGCGGCGGAAGGGCTCCGCCGTCACCCAGCCGTCGTCGAAGGCGCGGCGCATGACGGCGCGCAGCGTCGTCTTGGTCTTTGCCGGCGCGCCCGAGCGCTCGATGCAGCCTCGCATCATGTCGTGTGTGATCTCGGAGATGTCGATGCCCCCCAGGACGGGGGAGATGTAGTTGCACATCTGCCCGTCGTACTCACGCAGGCTCGCACGGGAGCGCGGCTTGCCGCGGTTGCTGGGGGAATCGCGGAAAACTCCCCAGTAGTACATGTCGAGCGTCACGCCCGCGTGCGCCGCCTGGGATACGCCGAGCTCGCGGGCGAGCTGGGCGATGGCGATATCGGCCTCGGTCTCGGTGCCGTGGACGGTGCGCGACACGCGGCGCACGTGGCCGTCCGCGCGGAAGCCCGCCTGCACGCGGATCACCCACTTGCCGGGCGCGACCTCGCGCTTGGAGCCGAGTTTTGACCTTGAAGTATCGTTGGTTGCCATATAATGGTCCTGCCTTTCTCTTTTGCCGGAGGGCATATGCCCCGTGCGGATCCGCCAAGATTGCCGCACGGGGCTTTTTGTTTGCGTTGAGGCCGGCTACGCGACTGCGCGGCGCTTGGGCCTGCCCGAGCGGGGCGTGTCGGTCAGGCGCGCCGCTATGCTCTCCACGGTCACGTAGGTGCGGCGGCCCTTGCGGTAGCCCGTAAGGATCCCCGAGTCGAGCATGTGGGTGATCCTGCCGGGGGAGACGGAGAGCCTGCGCGCGGCTTCGGCCGCCGAGACCGTCTCGCCCTCCACGATGTACCCCTCGTCCGTGGAGAAGGCGACCATCATGGAGAGCCCGCCGTCTGCGGGCTCGATGAACTCGGGCTCGGGCACGGCAAGACCGTCCTTCACGAGCGCGGCCACGTAGGTGCTCGCCGCGTCCACGGACTGCTCGGCGGCCTCGGCAATCGTGTCGCCGCAGGTGAAGCATCCCGGCAGTGAGGGAAACTCCACGTCGTAGCCGCCGTCCTCGTCGGGTGTGAGCACCGCCTGGTAAACGTATGTCTTCATATCTTTCGACCCCCAAGGGGGCGGGGCTAGAGCCACCCCGCCGTCTTAGCTATCTTCCGGTACGTCCCTATCGGTATCTCCTTCTTGGAGGTGGGCACGCTGATCTGGACCCCGTCCTTTCGCGCGACCACATGGCTGCCCTTGCCGGTGTAGAGCGTCCAACCCTCCTTCTTGAACCGCTTGAGCACCTGCGCGGGCTCCTGCTCCTTGGGCATCTCTCCTCCTTTCGACAATTTAATTATAAACAGTTGATAGTTAGCAATCAAATAAATTATCAAGTATTTATAGTTTTAAAATTGACCACACGGATCCGCCAAGATTGCCGCACGGGGTTTCTTCGTTTGATAGCAGTCGTTGCGCTTTCTGCAACAACTTAATCAGCTGCCTGCCCATTTTCGTTGGGTTACGAAAATGGGGGAGTAACTGGCGTTTCGGTGCACCCGTTTGGGTTTTTTAGAAAAAACCGAAAAAACCTAGCCGCGCCGCGGGTCATAATCGTGATGAACACCATTCCCGCTCCTGGAGGTACCCATGGCTCGCTACAGCGTCGGCGCATACACGTACGAGGACGATTCCCTCGACACGATGATCTACGACGGGCTCACAGGCATCCCGTTGAGCTTGGGGTACGAGCTCGTGTCGCAGGAGCGCGGGGACACCGTGAGGGTCGTCGCCCTGGGCGTGAAGGACGACACCGCGGGCCCCGTCCCGTTTGCGACGCTCAGGCCGTGCGCGTACTCTCTGGCATCCGAGTACGACGTGCGCGCTGTGAGGTGCCCGCAGACCGGGCAATGGGTCCTCATCGGGTACATGGGCGTCTAGAGGAAGCCCGCAATCTTCCCTCCGATGGAGAGGATGCCTGCTACCAGTTCACCGCCCTTCTTCGCTATCTCCAATCCCTTGATCATGCGGTCGGCCAGCGATGCCTGGTCGCCACGCTTTGCTGCCAATTCCATCTGGGCGAGGCATGCTGCGAGCATGTCTTTGTCTTCCGTAGTGAGTCCCTGGTCCGCAGCGATCGTCTCCATCAAGTTGTCGACGGATGCCCTCAGCGAAGATGAGGACGTCGAGCTCGAGCTTGAGGTCGCATTGCTGTCTGCGTGCTGCTCGACGCTCACGTTTGTCCTCGCCGTGGAGGACTTCATCTTTTCAATCTCATAACTCATGCGCCTGTCATCGGCGTACAGCTTCGCTTTCGCCTGTAGCCGCCGTATGTCCTCGGCGGCATCTTTCCTCCCGTATGACGACTGCCCGCCAATCGTCGCGCGGAACATCTTCAGGCCCACGCGGACCTTGGGCACCACTGTCTCTAGCGCCGACTCGATTCTCTTGGCCTCGCTCACGAGGTTGTAGGAATCGGGGTTTGCTAGGATTTCCCCGCATTCCGCTATGAGCTCGTCAATTGCGTTATCCATGACTTGAGTAATCCCTTCTTTTGGTGGCTCGAAGCTGATCGGGGCGTTGGTTCGCGGCCTCATATTCGTGGGGTTACGAGAATGGGCAACAACTGGCGTTTTGATTCCCCCGCCTACGCGGACCTTACTTGATCCGCTTCCAGCCTTTCGCCTTCAGGCGCTGCAGCCTGATTTTGGGACAGCTCGGCCTGGTCGCGTGCCGTCTCCAGGATCTTCGAGCGCCTCTTCTCGGTGCTCTGCCGGTAGCATGTGATCAGCTCGCCCTCCGCGCCCGCCGGCGCCGTCGGCCTGTCCTCGGGATGCTCCTCGTACCAGCCGAGGAGGTCGTTGGGGTCGGTGTTGAAAACTTCGCAGAGCGCACCTACGAGCTCTGCGTTTGGATAGCTCTCCTCGCGCTCCCAGGACTGAATGGTTCGGAATGACTTGCCGACTTTTTGTGCAAGCTCCTTTTGGTTAAGCCCCAGGGCTTCTCGGCGCTCTCTTAGACGAAGGTTCATCCTCGCTCCTTTCTTTACGTTAAGTGGATAGTAAACAAAAAAATGTCTTTACGCAAAAAAATGTTGCTAATTCGATTGACAGGAACAGAAAACTGTTCATAATGAGGTTCGACAGACAGAAAAACGTTTCTAAGGAGGAACGAATGGATTTCAGTAAGGAGCTGGCGGGGAACATCCGCGCCGCACGCGCCCGAGCTGACCTTTCTCAGGCTGAGGTCGCTTCCAAGGTCGGAGTGAACGTCAGCACTTTCGCAAAGTACGAGAGCGGCGATTACATTCCCGGAGCCGACAAACTCTTGGCGATCTCGCAGGTGCTTGGTTGTCCGCCCAACGACCTGATGGGCTGGAACACGGACGAGGCAGCGTAGGGATGGGGGAAGAGATGGAAGGCAAGAAGGTTGGCGAGCTGAAACTCAGGGGCAGGTGCTCCCAGGCCCTAGAGCTCGCGGAGAAGGCGAGGGAGGCTTCGGAGCACCTGCAGGCGGCCGCCGAGATCCTCAATGAGCTCGGTGAAGTCGAGCTCAACTACGAGGTCATCGCGTGCGGTAGCCCGTCCCGCAGTGGGGACAGCGCATCGATTCCGGTCGGAGAGTGAAGCTCCGGCCGCAGACCTGGCAGCGGGCCTCGTAGCCCTCGGTTGCAATGACGTGCTCGATTCCGCTGGTGAAGATGCGGCCCAGTTTTCTCTCGTTTACTTCGACCTTCGATTTTGACATGTAATCACCTCCTTTCGCGTAAAGGGATGAACGCAAAGGAGTTTACGGGTTCGTGGGGACATGGAAATGAATGAGATCAGACGGCTCCGCAAGAAGGCGGGACTCTCGCAGTTCAAGCTCGCGGTGAAGGCGGGCGTGACCGAGACGACGGTACGGAACTGGGAGCGCCGGGGGATAGCCGACGCGAAGTACGGGGCGGCCAAGCGGCTCGCGAGGGCGCTGGGCGTGCCCATGGAGGATCTGGAGGAAGAGGAATGACCCGGGCGCTGCTGGCCTCGGCCGTCGTGATGGACGCCGCGGGGTGGGCTTGCACCGCGCAGGGGGCATACGGCCTCGCGCGGGTGTGCTTCTCGGCCGCGCTGCCGTTCATCGCGGCGTGGGTGGTCGGGTCGCTGTGGGCGCGCTAGGCGAGCCACTCGGGGCGGTGTTTGATAATCGCCCGGATCACCGCGGGCTGGACGGAGAAGTCGGTTGCGGAGAGTACCGATCCGACTGGCGGCATCCCGAAGATGCCGAGCTCGCACAGCGCGAGGGCGTCGGCATCGAGCGGGGAGAGGCTGACGGAGCCCTCGTCGAGCGCTTGGCGCACGAGCGCCTTTCGCCTCCGCGACATGCAGAGGAATACGGCGGAGAGGCGGTCGTCCATCCTCCGGCGCCTTGCCCAGGCGCTCCTCGCGGCGACGATGCGCGCGGTCGCGTACCCGAGCATGGCGGCGGCGCCGGTCAGGAGGAGGCACGAGGCAGGGTGCTCGGCGACCATCGTGCGCACGTCCTCGGCCATCGCGGCGACCGAGCCGAACCCGACCGCCCCGGCGATGGTGACCAGCAGGTCGATGTTCTCCTTCGCGGCTTTGAGCGTCTTGTTCATCTTCGATTCCCTTCCGAGGAGGTTCCCATGGGTTTCATTCTCGCACTCTCCTTCGCGTTCCTGTTCGGCGTCGGCCTCGGCCTCATGCGCCGCTGACGGCGGGCCCGCCCCCGTCGCGCCACGGGTTCCGTAACGCCCCCATTCCGCGGGGCCCGCGGCGCGACGGGGCCGGACTCCCTACTTCCGGCCCATATGGTGCCGCCGCCGACTTGGCGGGGCGGCGGCACCGCTCCCTTTGGCGGGGGAGCGCCCTCCGGCTGCGCCATCTGGTGCGGCCCTCCGGCAAGGGATTGGCTCATACGGATGAAAGGAGAAGGCCATGTGGATGTCTATAGCCAAGGGCGCGAAGTACGCCTGCTGCGACAACGTCACGTTCCGCGCGATGGTCATGCAGGGCGTGATACCGCGCTACCCGTCGCTCAACCCCAACAGCTCGCGCGAGGTGGTGCGCAGCGAGGACATCGACGCCGCCATCATGGCGCGCGGCGCGGTGCCGGCGCTGCCCTCGCCCGACTGCGTTCCGGCGCGCCGTCCGAGGCGGGTGGCGTGATGGGCGACCTGGTCTGGGAGGCGGGCTGCAGACTCGGCGAGTGGTGGGACTCGCTGCCCGAGCGCGTGCGCAGCGTCGTGTGCGCCGTGGCGCTCATCGGCCTGATCGCCGTCGCCGGCGCCATCGAGGGGACCGCCCCGAGCGGGATGTACTACTAGCCCCCATTTACCTTGACAGCTGCATAGCGATCGGGGCGGCGGCCCGGGGAAGGGAGCCGCCCTATGGGACAAGGAATGCCGCCCGTATGGTCTTTCGTCCTCTTCGCGCTCGCGTTCACCATGTTCTTCGTCCTGGGGCTCGCTACATCCGGAGCGCTGTCCGGATGAGCGCGATGAGCGCGGGCGCGGCGGCGCCGCCGATGAATCCGGCTATGGCGCCGGAGACGACACTGAACAGCGCCACGAGGTAGTCGTGCCTGCGGCCGCCCCGGACGTTCTCGCGCTCGATGCGCGCCGCCTCGTCTCGGTCTAGGAACCAGCAGCGCCCCTCCGAGGTCAGCTCGCCGAAGTACTTCGGGTTCTGCTCGCCGCCCGAGCGGCCGTCGAGGAGACCCTTCCTCGCGAGCGTCTCGTATACGCGGCGCTCGAGCTCGTACTCGCGGGAGTAGGTACGGATCTCGCAGCCCATCGAGTCTATGCCCTGGAGCGTTGAGAGCTCGTTGTCGAGCCGGTTCCAGATGTAACCGTCCACCGACTCTCCCCGTTCGGAAACCTCTTGGAGCCTCCTGAGATAGGACTGCTCCTCGCTCGTCAATTCAACCATCCGGACCCCCGCCCCGATCGCTATGGCAGTTCATGCGAGGCCGTGGGCCTCGAGACAGGAGGATACATGCAATTCGAGAAGAAGTCTGTGCGCCTGGGCGACATCCGCCCGAGCGGGCAGAACCCGCGCGAGGACTTCGGCGACATCGGCGCCCTGGCCCGCAGCATCGAGGCGACCGGCGGCGAGCCACTGAACCCGCCCGTGGTCGTGGCGGACGGCAACGTCTACCGCATCGTGGACGGCGAGCGCCGCTACCGCGCGCTGTCCTCGATTTACGGGGAGGACCGCGAGGTCTCCGCGCTGGTGGCGGAGAGCATGGACGAGGCCAACGAGCTCGTGGCCATGCTCGCCACCGACGACAAGCGCCAGCTGACCGAGGCCGAGCGCGCACGCGGCGTGCAGCAGATGCTCGTGCTGGGCATTGACGAGCAGCGCATCGAGCGCGCGAGCCGCGCCACCGCCGGGCAGATCCGCGCCGCGCGCAAGCTGCGCGGCCGTATCGACGCGGGCGCGCAGGTGACGCTGGAGCAGCTCGAGGCCGCGAGCGCCTTCGAGGACGAGAGGGACGTCGAGGCGGTCCTCGCGGCAGGCGAGGGCTGGGCGGGCAAGGCCGACAGCATCCGCCGCCGCGTCGAGCGCGAGGAGGCCAAGGCGGAGGACTACGACGCCTTCGGTGACGCGGGCATCCCCGTGGTTAAGGAGAAGCCGGAAGGGTTCACCTACAAGGACTGGGCCAACTGCGGCCTCGCTGCCGAGAAACTCGAGAAGAAGGAGTTTGCCGCCGGAACCGTTGCCGTGTGGAAGGGCAGCTACTGGGACCTTTACGGGCCGCAAGACGGCTCGGACGCCGAGCACGAGAAGACCGAGGAGGAGATCCTCGCCGAGCAGGAGGCCGCGCGTGAGGAAGCCGCGCTCAACGACCTGTACAGGAGCCTGATCGGCTTCGTGGCGTCCGGTGCCTTTGCCATGTCCAAGGACCTCATGGCGTGCGTGTGCGCTGACCGTGGGGACCCGGCCGCGCTGCTCGCGGCGATGGGCGGTGACAGCCTCGTCGAGAACGAGGCGCGCTTCGGTGCCGTACGCGACGAGTTCGCCCGCAACCTCAAGGCGTGCAGGCCCAGCGAGTACGAGGCCGGCTGCTGGCTCATGGCGGCGGCCAAGGACATGGCCCAGCTCAACAACCGCTGGGGCGGCGACGACGCGGAGGCATGGCTCGACCACTATGACGTCTTCTGCTCCGCGGGCTTCGAGCCCGGCGAGGAGGACGTGTGGCTCATGGAGAGGGTGCAGGCGAGTTTCAAGGAGGAGAAGGATGAGTAGCGAGGGTCAGATGACCGAGGTCACGGTCGAGTACCAGGGGTGCCGCCGCGAACTGGAGGCCAAGGCCGCCATGGTCGTAACGTCGTGCGAGGGCAAGAACGGCGACGGCGTGTGTCTCGGCTCGTTCAACGTCCAGGACCTCGTGAATCTCGCCTACGGGGCGGTGGAGATGGTCCTGAAGATCGCCGCAAGGTTGGGGGTCGACTCCAATGCCGCGAGGGTGCTCATCATCACCTGCGTGCTCGACGAAGGCCGTGCCGCGTCCGTCGAGGAGAAGTTCGGCGTCGACTTCAATGCACGCGACGAGATCGCCCGCATTGCCGAGGACCTCGGTGTCGATGCCGAGGTCTAGCGAGCGCCGGGCGGTCGTGCAGCGCGGGGCGGACGGGCGCTGGTTCGCCCGCCCCTACATGGGCACCGACCGCGTCACGGGCAGGCGGATCAGGCCGTATAAGTCCTGGGACGGGGGCCTGTCCCGCGAGCAGGCGCAGGCCGAGTGCGACAGGTGGATCGCGACCTATATCCCGTCCTCGACGCAGGACAGCTCCAAGCGCCTCTCGTCGATGCTCGAGACCTACGTCTCGGACCCGGTGAACGGCCTGGCCGACAACTCCGTCGCCGCCTATCGCAGCGTGATCAGGACGATGGTGGAGCCGACCATCGGGCGCATCCCCTACGACCAGCTGCAGCCCTGGGACGTGTCCGCCGCCTACCGCATGCTGCTCGCGCCCAGGAGCGGCAAGGGCCTGTCGCCCAAGACCGTGCTCGTCATGCACGCACTGCTCAAGGGCGCGTACAGGACGTGGAGCCATGCCATCGGCCGCGACATCATGCTCGAGGTCCCGGCGCCCAGGGCGAAGCCCGCGGAGCCGTTCGCCCTGTCCGAGCTCGATGCGGACGAGCTGTCCCGCGCGATGGTGTCCGCCATGTCCTCGCGCGACGCCACGGGCGCCAACATCGCCAGGCGCACCGAGGCAATGGCGGTCTTCCTCGCGCTCCACACGGGCCTGCGGTGCGGGGAGGTCTGCGGCCTGCAGCGCCGCGACTGGCGCCGCTCCCTGCATGACATCCACGTGGCGGGGCAGGCCGTCGAGAAGCCCAGCCTGCACAGGCAGGCCTACACCAAGGGCAAGCGAGCGCGGAACGTCTCGATTTCGCCGGCGGTCGAGGCGCAGCTGGAGCGCCACCTGGCGTGGCAGGACTCGTGGCTCGTCCGCAAGGGCCCAGCCGCCCCCGTGATCACCTTCGGCTGCGCGGGAGGGCTCGCGAGGCCGTCGACCGTGACGGCCCGCTTCAAGGCGATCGCGCGCGAGCTCGAGCTGCCCGGGGAGGCTGTGTTCCACACGCTCCGGCACACGCACGCCACGTGGCTGCTCACGCACGGGTGGGACATGCGCCTGGTGCAGGAGCGCCTGGGGCATGCGAACGTCAAGACGACGCTCGAAGCGTACGGCTCGGTCATGCCGGGCCGCGACAGGGAGGCCGCCGCGGCCTTCACCGATTCGATCTACGGAGGTGACACGGATGAATAACTACAACTTCAACAGGGACTTCTACGAGGGCTGCCGCGCACTCGGCGACAAGGAGGGCATGGCGCTCGCCTGGGCGATGCTGCGCTACGGCTACGAGGGAATCGAACCCAAGCTGAAGCCGGCGACCATGGCGGCGTTCACCTTCGCAAGGGGGCGCATCGACGCCATGGTCAACGGTAGCCTTGGGGGTCTCAAGAGGGCGGCCAATACGGGTAGCCAAGGGGGTAGCCAAGCCAATGCGCAAGGGGGTAGCCAAGCCAATGCGCAAGGGGGTAGCCGACAGGCTAGACAAGGGGGTAGCCAACAGAAAGAGAAGGAGAAGGAGATAACCCTTGCGGGTTATAGCGAGGCCCGCCACGCGCCAGACGACTTCGACCCGCCCTCGATGGAGGACGTGGAGGCCTACTTCGCCGCCAACTGCCTGCGCGGCGACCCCCGCCAGTTCCTCGACCACTACGCCGCCCAGGGCTGGACGCTGCCGAGCGGGCTGCCCGTGACCGACGTCTGGGCGCTCGCCCGCAACTGGAGCCGCAAGCAGGTCGGCTTCGACGCGGACCGCAAGGCGCGCGGCGGCCAGACCTCCCAGGAGGTCGAGCGCGCCGCCGTGTGGAGGCCCGTGAAGACGGACGCCGAGCGCATAGCCGAGCTCCGGCGCGAGATAGCGGAGGCGTCATGATCACCCTCTGGGAGATGCTCAGGAACAAGGAGGCCGACCCCGCCGCCGGCCGCCCGCTCGACCTGACGCGGATCTACATGGCCAACGTCATGTCGCACGGGGAGGCCGCCCTGCTGACCAAGAGGCAGGAGCTCCACGACCGTGAGGCACGCGAGGCGCAGCGCGCCGACCTGTACAAGAAGGTCGCCGCCATCGCGGGCGGCGAGGAGCCGAAGGGCGATGAGCCGAAGGGCGAGGAACCGGAGCCCGGGTATGTCAAAAGTGAGCCAACGGGCGCGAAGGAACTCGGGCAGCAGGCGCTGGGGTTCCCGCCGCTAGACGGCACAGGCGGCACGGCCGAGGAGGCCGAGGCGGCAATTAATGCCATATTGTCCGAGGAGAGAAAGCGAGAGACGTTTTGACCGAGATCTCAGCGGTGATGAGGGCCTACCGCGACGCCCTCGACAGGCACCAGATTCCCTGGGCCGACGACACGTACGACACCGAGAGGGTGGGCGGGTACCGGATGCGAATCGAGCGCACCAAGACCATCCTGGACGATCACGAGGTGAGCGTGATCTGGGGCTACCAGTGCCTGCCCGCGGACGAGCCCGACGATTCCGTCGACGGCGGCGAGGAGACCGAGATGAAGGTCCGGACCGTGGGCATAACCGACGGCTATCCCGAGTACCTGGAGGTCATGTACGACCCGATCAGCGCGGATCCGTTCGTGGCCGCGCCCGGCGACATCCTCGCGGAGGTCTTCGGCGTGATGGGTGAGTCGCGATGAGCTACGCGTGCGGACCTGCCGACTGGATCGACCTCGCCGTCGGCCGCCTCGAGGACGCGAAGAGGTCGCTCAGGGAGCGCGACCGGCTGCGACAAGCTGCGACAGGAGTGCGACATGTCGCGACGAGCAGCGACATCTGCGACGAGCTGCGCCAGGCGAGGCGATGCCTCAACCGCGCGCTGATCATGGTCGCGGAGGAGAAAGTAATTGAGAAGGAATGGAGCACGAAGTGAGTGATAGGAACGAGTGGTTCAAGGACGTTAAGAGGCTCATACGGGGCCTCGAAGTCGAGACCGTGGAAGACCCTTTCGCATGTCCGACCGTCAAGAGCGTCACCGACGGGGAGGATGTCCTGCATGCGCTCGGGCTTCATCCGTCCCGTGATGTCTGCGGCATCGTGAACGTCGACATCGATGAGGTGTATGGACTCATCCGGCACATAGAGCCCGAACCCGTCACGGGCTCCACATCGGACGGGTACCACACGTTCGACGAGCTCTACCACCACCGGCAGCTTGGGCTGGCGGGGGTCAAGGCCGAGAAGGGTGGTGACGAGTGATGAGGGAACATTTCATAGTCGATAACTCCACGACGCCAGACTGGGAAGTGATTCCGCTAGGCCCTGTCGACAAGGAGGGACGCAAGGTCTCCCTGTCGACCGCGACGCTCTTTGCGGACAGCGGCATGGAGCTCACGGTCCGGAGATATGAGTACCTGCTCGGCGCGGGCGTTTGGCGTGCCTGCTGCGATGAGGGGGTCGCGAGGGTGGACGATATGCACCTGATCCGCCCGGATACGTTCGGCGCCCTGATGAACGATATCGAAGCTGCTTTGGCCTGCCCTTCCAGCGAAGAACCGACGCACGCCTACAACGTTGTCTCCGGGATGTGCGATGCCTGCGCCGACAGGTGCGGCGGCACGTTGTGCCAGTCGATGGCGCTCCACAACATCTGCAACCGCATTCACTCCCTGCTCGCGGGTGATGGCGAATGAGCTGCTATTTCTGCGGCGGGTCCCACATCGCCTCCATCCACTCTGCCCCCGACCGTGGTGGCTGCAACTGGTCCGTGGGCTCCATGACGCTGATGCGCCGATACGACGGCGAGCCGATCGTCAGGGTCGAGCTGGATACCAGCGTGATGCTAGACGTCTCGGTCAACGGCTCGTGCGGCGACTGTGTCAGCGCCGACGTGACGGCGGACGCCTACATCGAGGACATCAGGTACTGCCCGTTCTGCGGAGAGGAGCTTTAAGTGAACGAGAGCTATAAGGATTTGAAGGCATATCTGCTCAACGAGATCGCCGAGGACGCTCAAGACATGCTGAATGCGATCGGGGACAAGGATGTGGACGAGATCGATGACGAGGAAGTCCTCTGCTTCTGCCACAGCATCGCAACCACGATGACTACGCTGGAGACCGTCGCCATGGTCGGCAGGCTCGTGCCCTGGTTTCTGGAAAGTAATGGGTGTGAGGACAAATGAACCGCAAGGACGTGACCGCCGATCTGTCCGAGAAGGTGGCCAAGAAGCTCCGCAGGCAGTTCGCCATCGTCGCGCAGGAGGTCTGGGTCGATCCCGACCATAGGGTCGACTTCGTGGCGTTCTCTCCGGGCAGTGGAGGGCGGAATGCGGCGCTCGAGCACGGGAAATTCGTATTCGTCGAGGTCAAGTCGTGCATGGCGGACTTCAAGAGTGGCCACGGCCTCACATTCCTCGGCGACGAGAACTGGCTCGTGTGTCCCCGGGACCTCGCACACGAGCTGTACGATGAGCGTCTCCTGCCGTTTGGCGTGCAGGTCTACTGCCCCGACAACGGCGGCGCCCTGCGGCTTACGTACGACCTTCGGATGCAAGCCGCGAAGAGCCTGAGGGAAGATTCGACACTCTGCCTGCTCTGGGCGATGCTGATGGACTCGTACTTGAGGTGGCGAACGACGTGGGATGTGTTCAACGAGACAGGAGAGAGTTATGACCTTTAACGATGTCGAGTTCAAGGCGTGCCCCCGGTGCGGGGTCGAGCCCAAGATGGAGGACGTGCGCGAGCGTTCCCTGACCAAGCCCAACGTGATGAGCGTGAAATGCCCCGCCTGCGGGATGTCGAACAGCATCGCGTGGGGAAGCATGGACCTGCCGCCGTTCCGCCAGGCGGTGGCCATGCTCGCGGACAGCTGGAACAGCCGGTGATCAGCTCGGCGGTCGAGCTGTTCCGCGCGACCGCCTGGCGCGCGGTGCCCGATCTGGTGACGGGTCCCGCGCGCCGGGCGCTC